AGCGTCGATCGCGGGGAGAGATGGCGTTGACGGCGAGCGAGCGTCGGCGCCAACCATGATCGAGGAAGTCAGGTTCGTAGCGGACTCGCCGCTGGAGCACGGAGTCAGCTGCGAACTCGTCTCTGAATGCCGTGGTCGAATTACGGCATGAGGGGGATCGGAATTTGTAGCGATTTTGGGTATTAAAGGGCGTTTCCCGGCTTAAAACTCGGGAAATTGGGCCTCCTGTCCCTGATCGCTCGTCCTAAGCAATCCGGCCCCTAAACCTATATAATCATATGATTTTCGCAACATTGCGATCCCCGCGCACCAAGCAATCTACCGTATATAAAAAAGGGGCTAAGGGCGGTAAGGCTTGAGCGGGCCACGCCTATACTGGGTCTCTCACGGCATTCCATTTTCTATCGGCTGATTGCTTACGGTGAGTTTACCGTGATGCTGTCCCCAAGTCCAGAGCAATCACAATTATTCGGTTTTCTTGGTTCAGCCCAACAAAACAAATGAGGTGAGCAATACAATAGATTGATGTCTTTTATTATGATAGCTCCCTCACTAATAAAAGGTTTTTCCTAAATAAGCCGAACGTTCTGGTATTTTTTTAAGAAAACACTTCAGGATTTTTAGTAAATATCTGTGTCGAATTCACAATTAAGAAATTATTGCGATGTGTAATTCACGTCGGTGATTGTTAGAAGGGAGGCATCATTGTCCGAACAATCAGGGTCCGCGAGTGCGGGGCGTCCATGGCCGGCCGACCGGGTCGAGCGCTGGCCGATCGAGCGGCTAATCCCTTATGCAAACAACCCTCGGCGTCACACCGAGGCTGACCTCGACAAACTCGGGGCCTCTGTGGGCGAGTTTGGATGGACGAACCCGGTGCTGGCCGACGAGCAGGGTAACGTGATCGCCGGCGGCGGACGTCTTGCTGCTGCTCCAAGAGCAGGGGTGACATCGATCCCGGTGATCGTGGCGCGCGGCTGGAGCGAGGAACAAAAGCGTGCCTATCGCCTGGCCGACAATCAACTTGCGGCGCGGGCGAGTTGGGACATGGACCTGCTCCGGATCGAGCTTCAGGAGCTTGGGTTCGCTGATTTCGACATCGGCCTGATCGGCTTCGACCCGGATCAACTCGAAACCATTCTGGCGGCTTTGGGATCCAGTGGTTTAACGGATCCCGACAGCGTGCCGGAAGTGTCTGATCAACCGGTCACTGAGCTCGGTGATTTATGGGAATTGGGAGATCATCGGCTGGGGTGCGGCGACAGCACCAACCCGGCGGATGTCGCTGCGGTGCTGGGTGCATCAAAACCGCATCTGATGATCGCCGATCCGCCTTACGGGGTCAGCTATGACCCCTCCTGGCGAGGCCGCCGAAAGCTGAGCAGCGGCAAACTCGCCCGTGGCAAGGTCCTCAACGACGATCGCGCCAACTGGCGAGATGCGTATGCGCTGTTCCCCGGGGATGTCGCGTACGTCTGGCACGGCGCTCTGCACAGCGATGTCGTCGCTGGGGACCTCGCCGCCTGTGGGCTGCTGCTTCGTGCTCAAATCGTTTGGGTCAAACAGCATTTTGCGCTGAGCCGCGGTGACTATCACTGGAAGCACGAAACCTGTTGGTACGCGGTGCGCGAGGGTAAGAGCAGCCAGTGGCAAGGCGACCGCACCCAAACGACGGTCTGGGAAATCGCTAATAACAATCCGTTCGGCAACCAGCAGCGTGAGCTGAGCTGGGGCCACGGCACGCAAAAACCGATCGAGTGCATGCGCCGCCCGATCCACAACAACACCCGGCCAGGTCAGGCAATCTATGACCCGTTTCTCGGCTCGGGTACGACTTTGATCGCGGCCGAAATGACCGGCCGCATTTGCTGCGGCGTCGAACTTAACCCGGCCTACGTCGACGTTATCGTGCGTCGCTGGCAGCTCTTCACCGGGCGCACCGCGAGACACCAGGCTTCGGGTCAATCCTTCGACGAGCGCGCCGACAAACGGGATTAAGGTCACCCAGGAGCTGCAAAATGGCGAGACAAGCATTTATCGCAACGGATGCGATGCGCGACCAGGTACGGCATTTGGCGGGGATCGGTGTCCCTCAGGACGACATTGCCACGGTCATCGGCTGCGCGGCGAAGACCCTGCGCAAGTGGTTTCGGAATGAGCTCGATCGCGGTGTGGCGGAGGCCAAGGCAACAATGTGCGGCTATTTGTTCGCTTCGGCAAAAAGGGGCAATGTCACGGCGCAAATTTTTTGGTTGAAAACGCGGGCGAATTGGCGGGAGCAGAAGGCGCCCGATAATCCGGTTGCGGACGCAGAGGCTGGGTCGAATTCGGAGGTGGTCCTCGTCTTGCCTGACAACAGCCGAGATCCTGAACTTACGCAAGCCCTCAAAGACGCCCAAAAGAAATACTTCGCCGGAAAACTCCGGCGACCGGGCACAGCACCCAGCAATTAGTCCCCGATGGTACGCACAGAGCGCACGGAATATGACGCATGTCGCCATGGTCAACGGCAACGATTTCGGGGCAGTCGGGACCGCAGACCGAGTTTCTGCGAACCCCGGCTGACATCTGCATTTATGGCGGCGCGGCGGGTGGCGGCAAAACCGTGGCGCTGATCCTGGAGCCGCTGCGCCACGTCGGACGGGTCCGAAATTTCAGCGCCGTATTTTTCCGACGCACAATGCCGCAGATCACCAATCCGGGAGCGCTGTGGGATGAGAGCCTGAATTTCTATCCACGGGTTGGCGGGACGCCGCATGTCGGCGTGCGCGAATGGCGCTGGCCGCGCGCCGGCAAGATCAAGTTCTCGCATCTGCAGTTTGAGACCACCGTGTACGACTGGCAGGGCGCTCAGATTACATTGATCTGTTTTGACGAACTGACGCATTTCACGGCGCACCAGTTCTTTTACATGGTCAGCCGCAACCGCTCGACCTGTGGTGTCCGTCCCTACATCCGCGCAACCTGCAACCCGGACGCCGACAGCTGGGTCGCCGATTTTTTGGCGTGGTGGATTGACCAGGAGACCGGGCAGCCGATCCCCGAGCGCGCCGGCGTTCTGCGTTATTATATCCGCGTCGCCGACAAGATCGTTTGGGCCGATCGGCCGGAGGACTTGATGCAAAACCCGCCGTGGCCGGGGCATCTGCCGTCCGGGGTCGAGCCGCCGCGGCCGATCAGCGTCACCTTTGTCCCGGCGACGGTGTTCGACAACCCGGCCTTGCTGGAAATCAACCCCCAATATCTCGCCTGGCTCCTGTCATTGCCGCTGCTCGAGCGGGAACGGCTTCTAGGCGGAAACTGGAAGATCCGACCGGCCGCCGGGCTCTACTTCAAACGCGAGTGGTGTCCGGTCGTCGACGCGGTGCCGGCCGATCTCGACATTGTCCGCTATTGGGATCTGGCTGCCACCGAAAAGACCGAGTTTAACGATCCCGATTGGACCGTCGGCCTTAAGCTCGGACGCGACAAGAATGGCGGATACTGGCTCCTCGATATGGTGCGCGGGCGAGCCAACCCGGGCGATGTCGAGCGATTGCTGCTCAACACTGCGACGCAGGACGGCAAGCGGGTCCGCATTGGCTTTGGCAGGGATCCCGGGCAGGCCGGCAAAAGCCAGGCGCTGCACCTGGTGCGCGCCTTCAGCGGCTTCACCGTCGTGCCGTCGCCGGAGAGTGGCGACAAGCTGACAAGGTTTGGGCCGTTCAGTTCGCAATGCCGCGCCGGCAATGTGAAGATCCTGCGAGGCCCGTGGAACGAGGATTTGTTCCGCACCCTCGAGGGCTTCCCCGATCTCGCGCATGATGACGAGGTCGATGCTTGCAGCGGAGCCTTAGAAATGCTCAATCCGCAAATGAAGGGCTGGGCCATCTTTGAACTCTATCGCCGTCAGGCCGAGCAGATGTTCGCCGAGCGCAACGTGCAGGATGGGGCGATCTGACTGCAACTCTGTCGCCGCATGGTTGGCGACGAGCGACGAAAAGAGCCGGTACCGCGACGCGCCCACCGGTGGGACGGACGTCACGAGATGGCGCAGCCCTTGGAAGGTTTGATCTGCTGGAGGCCCATGGACCATCGATGAACGTCCGAACGGCGAGCCTACTTTGGCGGGGCGTAACCGAGGCCCGCGCGAAGACCCGGTTATCGCCATGTTTAGAGCCATGTGAGTGGCGCCAATCACGAGTGCCCTAATGAAGAGGTCCATCAAGCCGATTGGCCCACAGTCGTAGCATCTCGACGAACCGCTTGGTGGCGTAAGGCGGCAGGGTGGGGCCCGCTCGCTGCAGCTCGGCAACGATGACGCGCTCGACCCTCGTCATCGCCCGATCCTCATCCCACCCGTCGCCTGCGGCTATCTTTTGGCCTGAGTTTTCCGCGATACCGTTAAGGCCCTGTTTGGTCTCACCGATGATTCCTGCCATTGAACCCTTAAGTCTTTCTTCGGTCATACGGGCGTCGTGCCTGGCCTGCGCTACTCGCTCTTTCACCTCGGCATGGCGAATTTGTCGACCGCAGGCGGCAGCTTCAAGCGCGGCGGTCCGCACCGGCTCGGGGGTTGCTGGCGAGCTCAATAAGTACAAGGCGCTGCAGTCGATTTGGACCGTTTCGAGCGTTCGCAAATCCGCCAATTTGACGGATTCGAGCATCTGGTACGCCCTGACAAACCGCAAAGCACTTGAGAGTGAGAAGCCGAGCCGATCGCGCACAAAAGCCTCGTATCGGCCGTGTCCAACCCGTTTTTTAACCTCGGCCAATTTGCGGCCGATTGCGACAATGTCGGCGAGGATTTGCCGGCCGCGGCCGACAATCTCGGAGGCGGCCGCATCCAGGTATGATGCAGTCGGATCGACGGGTTCGGACAAAGCCATCGCGTACCCCTGTGGCAGACGATCCGAATTTCTATTGCGGCGGCACGCGCCGGTTGAAAACGCGAATCCATCACCAAGAACGTTAGTTTGGGAAAGCGCTCAAGGCTCGACTTCGGCTGGCACTGGCCACGGGACGCGGGACACTGGCCCTAAGGCGCGGGTCACTGGTCGCTGGGCGCGGGCTCCGCGGGTGCGAGATACCGGCACGCTCGATCGCGACTGAACCATAGAGCATTTCGCGTCAAATTATCGTCCTGGACCCACCGACCC